TCTCCCCTGTTCCTGCCTCTTTTATTTCTCAGCCTGCTTTGCCTCTCTTTCTGCTTTGCGTTTCTGCATATCTTTCCACCATTCGCTCTGTTCAAGAGACTTCTGGGTTGCTTCCTCTTGTGCCTTGAAGTCTGGAAGGTCTGGCATGGCTGGCATGGCTGCTGCTGGTGACTTGGCCAAAATCTCTTTGGCTGTCAGCCCATGCCAATCTTTCAGGGCTGGCGTAAGGTCTGGCTTGGAGTTGCCAGAATTTGCCTGTGCCATAACGCTGCCAATGCTTTTGAGCGTAACATCCATTGCCAGTTTCTTCTGATCGTCCTCTGACAATCGTTTGCCCATTGCTCCAATGGACTTGCCAACCGTTTCCATGCTGGTGGTGTCCAGCGTTGCCTCTCTGGCACAGCCAGCCAGCAGCAGCAGAACGAGGGAAAAAGCAAATCGTTTCATGGGTGCCTCTTTGGGTTAAAGGTAGTGAACAGGCGTGTACACCGTAATCAGTGGCCAGCCAAAGTCAACGAGGGATTGAGCGAAAAAAAAGCCCTGCTGGGTTAGAGCAGGGCAGGGGGGTTGATCGGTGGGGCTATCGGTGGCCCTGCTTTTTGGCCAGCAGTTTCTTTCTCTGTTTCAGTGGCACTAAGGGTGGCTCTGCTGGCAGAGGCTTGGGCTTGGCTGGCTCGTCTGGTGAGCCAAACGAGGCATAACCCCTCATCGGCCTTGATCGCATTTGGCTACCATGCTTCATAGTTCCACCATAGCGCCTTTTGTTTGATAATCCGACAAGCCCAACACACTCACCACACTTGTTTTGTTTGCTGCTCATTCAACTGCCTCTCCCTGCTGTTGCGAATAGCCATAGCCACCACAGTCAGTACATCACCCCTTTGGTGACTGTTCAACCCAAGGTGTGCCAACTGGTTTTCTATTCGCAATACTTCCACCCAATGCAGCCCATGCCTTTGTAAATCTTCTATGGCATTCTTTCTGTTCTCACTGCCGAAGTCAATGTAATAACTCATTACATTTAGTCCTGTGATGGTTGGCCCTGTTTAGTTTCGCCAGTAGTGTTGGCGGTTAAGTCAATTATTTCTGCGCCCTCTGGTGGCTGCTCATCCCACATAATTGTTTCTTCAGCACAGTTGTCCAAATCTTCCTCATCCAAACAACCACTAGGGTCTATAGCATTGCTGCTCAACAAGGTCTGCTCTGGTACTTCCTCGTCCCAATCGTCTGGCACCAAGAGCCACCATTCTTTGCGTAAGTCATATTCCCTAATCACCCTTACATACTTACTCATCCTCATCCTCACTAAACTCTTTCTTAGTTTCTTTCCACTGCTCTTGTCTGTCCCAATACTCATCAGGGTCTATGCCCTGCTCTTCACACAATTCGGCCAAGTCAGTGGCCTTGTAATCGTGAAGTACATCATGCGGCACAGCAACTACCTCACACACCTCATACTCATATTTGGTGTTGCCACCTTCACCCAAAGAGCCATCATCAATCTCAGATATTAAGGCTTCCAAGTCATTGGTGGGCCAATCGTCTGGCACCTCACAATAGAACTTGTCAGACACCACCCGTATCACTTGAATGTACTTACTCATCCTCATCACCTTCCTCGTCTGTTGGTGGGTTTAGTATGTCAATGGCATAACCCTTGGCCCACTCACTTGGCTCAATTTCTTTAACCACTAACTCACCATCTTCCCAATGTAATTCTTCCTCATCCTCTTCTGCGATTAGGTCATAGAGGTTGGGTAGGGCTTTCACCATTTCTGGTGTCCAATCGTCTGGCACTTTCGCAATGAATCCCTGAGACAATTCTTTTTTGTAGTGTCGATCCACTTGAATGTACTTACTCATCCCAATTCACCTCAACCTTTTTGCCCATTCTCAATATCACCCCTTCAGCATCCCCACACCTTGCAATGGTTTTGCCAACTCTCTTTACAATCTCAGACACCATAGCAGTGTCTTTAATCTTTATCTCAGCAGCCAACCACTCACCCAATCCATTGGCGTACTTGTAGGCTTGGGCCTCATCTACCTTTTTAGACTTTGGGCCAGTGAGTTTGCTTTTGATTGCAGAGACTTCATTGGGTTTAATGTCGATACCACTTGAAGTCTTCATTTCTTCCACAATCTCTTTTGGTGTGAGGTTGGCATTGGCTGCCAATAGTTCTCTCACTATTTGGGTTTTGTTGTCTTTTGGTTTACTTGTCATAGTTCTAATTCCCTCTCTCTTCACAATGTTCTAGTTCTGCGATTAGGTTGGCCAACAACTTGTTGCCATCCTCATAATTAAGTTGTTCACAAAGGTTTAACATAGTTTGGCCAATCACCTCAGGAATGTCCTTAAGGTCACATTGGTCATTTATAATTGCAGATAACACATTGGCTGTGCCTCGTAACTGTTTCTGCTGTAACTGCCTTGGTGTCCTTGGCTTGTCCGATTGTATTTCCTCCACCGTCTGGCCTTCCATGCTGTCAAAGATGGATTGGTGTTTGTGCTTACTCATAATTCTTTTTTAACCTCGTTCAACCAATCGGGATTCTGCACAGGTTTAGGCTGATCGGCCTGCGCTGATAGTGCCTGCCTTACATCGGCAAGACTTGTCATGATTCTGCCACCACTCCACCAGCACTTTATTTTGCCTTTGGGTGGTAATTCAGAATGTGTGTGGTCAAGCCTGTTATAAAGAGCCTGATACCCCATCCCACAACAGTTGGCAGCGTGAGCCACTGTCATTGGGAAATCTTCTGGTAATTGCATCATTCCTCCACCTCAGTGCTTTCCATCATGTAGCGCAGGCAACAGACAGCAATATACAACTGTGAGGCATTTACGCCATCCAACTGCTCAATACGGTTATCTGCTGCCTTCGCCATTGCCACCATTATCTCTGCAATGTTGTTCTGTTCCTTGGCTGGAATCTCTGCGGTGGGGCAGTTGATCGAAACATAATCCCCAATCGCCTGCAATGCTTTGTCTTTCATAGTGTCCTCTCTCTGTTGAGCCAATCTGTGCTGCTGTGTTTTCAACTGGTTGGCTACTCTTGGATTGAAGGGAACCTTCACCACCTGCCTACTTACTCGTTGTAACTTGCGAGCAACACAGCAGCACAGATTGGCTTCAAGGATCATAGCACCTTTCCTTTCTTCCTCAACACTTTTACTCAAAAAAAAGTCCTCTGTGTGAAAGAAATATTCCCACACCAATGTGTGACAAAGGGCTATTACCACCGATGTACCACAATGTCCATTTGGCTCATTAGTTCCAGGGTGTTCTGACTCGTCTTTTTTAATCCGTTAATTCCCTGAGGCTCTGGCGAGTGCAGTTATTTTGCAGTCATAGACAAAGAGAAAGCGCATGATTAGATGCCATGATATTCATGGCAATAGAATATGAGGTGAGCCATTGCAGTGATAGGCAACATGACTGCACTACATATGAAGTGGTGGCAGGATTACCAGATACAACCACTGCAATGGATTGCAAGAGGGCCAGTAGTTTCCTTTTTTTCTGCTGGCCCTCGTCATTGGCTTCTGAAGTTCTCCACCTCCACAACGCAAATCAACTCACAAGTCTCTATGTCGGCTGCATACATACAACACAGAGAAACAATTTATTAGAGGTGTGTTATGGGTCTGGTAGTTCCAAATTCAGGTGAACTAGAATTATTGAGGAAGATGTTAAAAGATGCATTATCCACAGATGAATCCTATACGCTAAAACTCTTCAATAACAACTATACCCCTGTGAATAGTTCTATCTCGTCAGACTTCACCACACCAACATTTACCAACTATGCCAACAAGACATTGAGCAGAGGTGGTTGGGCCACTCCAAGTATTGTGAGCAGCAAAGGCTCATCAGATTATGGCACAACCCAGAGTTGGACTTGTGGCGCTTCTGGTGATTCTGTTTATGGGTACTTTGTTATTGGTACATCATCTGCTATATGTTTGTGGGCTGAAAGGTTCTCTTCGGTTCGCACCTTGGCCAACTCTGACATTCTAAATATTACACCCTCATTCACTATCAACAGTGAAACAAATGGTTAAACAAAAACAGCCACCCTTTTGAGGTGGCTGTGGGTTGGTCTGGTTGGTCTGCTGCTGTCCTACTTTGCTTTTTCTTTCAGTGCTTGAATCACAGACACAGCGTTGGCCTTTCCACCAATGTTGTCAATGAAAGTTTCCATTGGGGTTTTCTCAGGCACCTCAAAGTCTTCAATGGCCTTAAGTGCCTTGGTGAGATTGCCACCCTGTTGAAACAACACAAACTCCATAACTGCTTTCTCAGCATCACCAGCCCCACCTTTCCTCTTGCCTCGTTTGCCCTTGCCACCACCAGCAGCACCTTTAATGTTGCTGACATAGGAAGGGCTTACAGTTTTGCCCAACTGCTTGGTGAGCGCTGCTGCTGCTTCTGTGGGGCCAACATCAGGATTCTCAGCCACATACGCTTTTATAGCGGCTGAAATGTTCACTCCACCTTCTGACTTTTTCTTTGCCATCACAACACCTCTGTGTAAGAGAAACAGAAAACCAACACGAGTGGGTACACTAGTCGCTGGTTGGGAACAATGCAAGAGGTTGGCTAAATATCTGCATGGGAATAGAACGGCGCAAGCGATACAGCAGAGGTGAAAAACTCTCTCACGATTGGGTGAATGAGGTTGAGCAAGAGTTGGAAAGGCTTGGCAAAATAACTGGCTCTGGTGGAATCACCATCGGTAGTAGCCCAGCAGGAATAGCCATCAGAGGAAGTGACGAGGAATCAGAATATGTAGCCCTTGCTAAAATTGATCCAACCTCAGGCTTCAGTTATCCCTCGTTTTATGATTACACAACACAAGACCAACTCACCACCATCTACCCTTTCCAACTTTACAAGACTTCCTTTGAGACAAATAGTTGGACACCAAGCCTCAGTGGCACTGCCACCCAAACTTACATTTATGCTTTCACCCTCTCTGGCCATTACATTCCAGCCAACACCACAACAAGGGTTAAGAAAATAAATGGTGGCTGGTACACCAACTATTACTTACCAGCAACAATGCACCTCACACTTAGTGAGGATTTAGAGTACCAAGGTTCTGCTGATGCCTCGTTTCGATCCTTGCAATATCATCATGGAGCAGCACTCACAGGAACAATAAAAGTGTGGGATGGTTACTTGGCCTCTGGTAAGAAATTAGCATCCAACACAACGGTGGCTGTAAGTATGTGGGGGTTCTATCCTACTGTCATTGCTGCCAACACCTGTGCTGTTAGTGCTTAATACAAAGTGGCGTCTGTGTTTTTACCACAGCAGGCTTTTGCTTTTGGGGCTGGTGCTGGTGCTGGTGCTGCTGTTTGTGCGAATGCAGTTACAGGTAAACACTCTCTGGTTGCGTTGCTGTCTGCCTTCTGCTTACACACAACACAATACCAATGTGGCATATCTGGCGTATTAGTCACCCATGTTAAATTGCAAATCAAATTATATCCTCGCTATCATATTGCCAGATTCTCTTGAACCAAGTACATGAGTTGGAATAGAGGTTGCTGTCACTTGTAACAAATATAAACCCATCACCTATTTCCTCACACACCACAACCTTTTTGCTGCTCTGCCCAAGCCACACTGTAGTACCACCTGTGAATGTTCCACACCTGTTGTAATTAAATGGCGTAAAGTCTTGTGCTATATTTGCTGTTCCTGCTGTGCAGGCACCTTGGGTTGTGTTGTCCTCTTTAACATACACGATACCACTTCCCATAGCGTCTAAGAATTCATTTAGTGTATCGGCATCTTGGATACATGAGAATTGTTCTGGGTCAGTTTGCGCCCACTCGCCACCAATCCACAGTCTGCCACCTGCCTCAACCCATTCTTTAATGGTGGGCCAATCTTCCTCTTCCCACCTTATGGCTTCACCGCAATCATTGTTATTGCCACAGAACACAGCAATACATTCGTCAAGTAAACTAATGTCGTCTTTAATATCTTCCACAACTGTCACTTGTGCATCACAGCCTGTGACTGCCCATGCATTCTCATCAAACCCAATCTTATAAGCACAACAGCAAGGAATAGAAGCAAACAGCATAACATTATGTAGGTGTTAAACCTCGTCAATCACTCGGCTGAAGTCTTGTCTTGCTTCCAACAGAACATCTATCACACCATCATAGAAAGTGATTGGGTCTTGGGAGTTGCTGGCCACTGTTGCCACTATAGAACCAATAGACTCAACCATTTGTGTGCCAGAGAATTTGTGTTTCTTACAGTATTTCAGCCAATGCACTGTGAGCCTCGTGAGTGGGCTGTTGTCGTTACCTAATGCAAAATACTGCTCACTCATTGGCCCTCGTCTGTTTCGTCCCAATCGGTAAATGCCAATGGGTACTGTGTTCTCAGTTTGTGCAGGTTCCTTGCTGCCCTTCTAAACTGTCTGCGCTTGGCGTCATCCATAAGATAATAAGCCAACAACAATGGCTCACGCCTAAGGTGAGACACAGGCTTTATGGCTGTCACATATTCTGGTTCCACTATTCCCCCCTCAGTAATCTCTGCATCTCTACAGTCTGATCGTTCTCCGATAGTGTCCTAAACTGTTTCTCTATTATGTCCGATACCCATTCCCTAATTAACTGTGTTTCCAGAATCCTCTTGCCCTCTTGCCTCGTCCTAATGCTGGCAAGTCTCTGTAACTTAATTGTTAAATCTGTTGGCAGTCTAAATGTAAATCGGTCTGTGTTATTGGTCATAGTGCCTCGTCTCTGTGGTATCATTCCACCTGTGGCAATACCTCCAGGCCGTATAAGCATTTTGTAGAATGCTCACAATCTCTGACTTGTCCTCGTCACTCAAACTACTCAACAGCGTTGCTGTTATTAGTTTCTGTATGTGGTGGTTATATTGCATTGTTGTCATTTCGCCACCTTAATCAGTTGGCCCAAGGCAAGTGTCAGTACCAACTGCCACACAAATAAAACACCAAGGGCTATGCCCAACCAAAAGTCTGTAATCATTATTCGTCTACCTCGTCTGCTGGTGTCTGCTTCTCTTGGTAGGGATAGGGTAGAGGTGATGCGACAATAAACTTTCTGAAGTCACCATCATCCATCTCTGTTACATCTAAGAATCTGTGTGTTTCTAACAACTCACCAACCCTCTCCACTTGGTCTGGTGTTGGGAGTAACTCAACTGTCACTCTTACAACATCACCCACCTCTGCATGTAGAGTGAGTGACACCACCCCTCTACCTTCTAAGCCAAGCGCCTTTAACAACGCTGCCTCTATCTTTAGTATTGCTGCCATACCTTAGAGTAGTATTGCTGTGTCATATTCTGCCAACAATCTTTGTCTGTTTCAGAATTAGTGAATATAAAACTCTGGACACAGGCACCTAATGGGGCTGGCTAAAGATTCTGAGATTGTGGTTGGTGCTGTGGTGGGGGGTGGTGGTGCTTATCGTTTGCCCTTGTGAGGCTCTGTGAGGGCTGCTGTGGGCTTCTATTATGTTACATGGTATTCAGACTCATCTTGTTAAAGGCTCTTGCCCTGCCTCGTCCTATTGCGTTGCAGGCTGCTTGTATCAGGGTTTAGTATCAGGCAATGAGAATAGGTGGGAAAACACTGGGTACACGAGGCAATCAATTATGCCAGAGTATAACCCACCATCATGAGGCTCTGAGTTGTGTTGAGCCTGAGAGAATGCGCCACCATACCAGACACGAGGCACAGAGTTAAATGAATGTGTGGGCCAGCACACATACACAACCCCTCAACACATACACATAACACACATGACGAGTGAGCGCCAGCGAATGAGGCAATGGGCAGGAAGGGCTTGGGCCAATACACATACCTCACAACACTATCGTGTTGCTCGTCCCTCTATACGCTGTTGAGGCTCTGAGTGAGGGCTATTGGCATTATGTGCCATTGGCATTATGTGCCATATCAACACAAAAGCCCTACCAACAAGGTAGGGCCACTGGTAGTTGGGCAACTTTCACATAAGCCCAGTCAGTCACCATGAGCAGGTGTTGTGTCGTAGTTTGTTAATCGTCCATTGCCTCACAGTATTCTAACTCACTCACAGGTGGGTGGGTTAAACGAGGGTTGATACACTGCACCCAAGAGGTGCCTTTATGAAAGCCCACAACCATTGTCCAACTGTGGCCCTCTTCACACCACATAGGCACAGTAATGGCGTTACCTCTACCTTCCCAAGCCTCATAGTTATCACTGGCAGTGAATGTAGGTGGCTCAAAATGCACCCACTCACAACGGCAGGCAGGACAAAATAATTGCTTACTATTCTTCATAATTCCTCACAAAGTCAATTCTAGTACATCGGACACAGGCGGCAGGAATCAACAGTTTAACTACCAGCCTGTATGTATAAAAAAGGTGTGTCACCTACATGGTATGACACACCCTCTGACACACCCCCTAAAACATACATATTCATTGAGAAAACAGCATAAGTATGGGGGGGTGTGTCAGTGTGTGCAAGCCTAAGAGGCTGCACCCTGACACCATCCCCCTCATAAGCCACCTGATAGTTGATAGTAAATGGTAGCCTGTCCTAGCGCCCCTCTCTTACTTACAAACTTCTCACCATGCCTATGGAATAACTGCCTGAGGGTGTCTGTAGAGTTAATTTCCATCTCATTCAACACTGGGTAATGTTCCTCATAAAGTTCTGCCAGTGTCTTGCCTCTTTCCTCATTAGCAGTAGGCAACAGATTGGCCATATACGCCACCTTTTGCTCACCACTCCACTCTTTGTAGTTCTCAGCCTTCTCTTGTGTGTCCCCTTCTCCCTGTTCCATTCTGCACACAAACTGAAACACGAGGCTTTTGTCAACCTTGCTACCTTGGGCTTTTACCTTAAAGTAGGCTGGTACATCTTTGTGTTTCTCGTTCTCCAAAGTAATCGCCATTCCCTTGTTGTGGTTGTTTCGCTCACAGTAATAAATTACATCAACCCCTTGCTCCAATGCGCTGTTTCCTTTCATCCCCTTGGCACTGTCTTTGCCTTGGTGATGGACAATTAAAACAAGGCACTCAAAGTGCTTGGCCACCTTCTCACAGTTGTTTACAAACCTGCTCATATCATCAGTGTTGGTGTCGCCACCGTGATACTTCTGAAGTGTATCCACCACGATTACAGCAGGCTTATTCTCGCCAAACATTTCCTCTAATGTTTTAATTACCAACTCCACCTCACCTTTCTCAATCAGGTGGTAAATGGCATCCACCACCAATAAGGTCTGAGGCTCTAAGGTGGTGCTGTAATACTCTGTCCAAGCATTTAAGCGCTGGTTAAATCCAGAGAATCCTTCAGCCACAAAGTAGGCAGCCAAGCCCTGTTTGGTGTCATACTCATTAAGAAACTTTCTGCCACTGGCGACACTCAAACACATGTCAAGCGCCATAAAACTCTTGAAGGTGCTGCTTTCTCCATAAAGCACAGCCACACCTTTTGTGTGAAACAGACTATCAACAAGCCACTCAGGGGTTGGCTGTTCCTTTAACTGCTCACTCCAAAACCATCTTGCTCTTCTCTTATCTGCAGATTGTGTCTCTGGCTCATCCTCTGTCCAATTTATCCAATCTGGTTTTCTGTTAATTTGCATTCTCAATATCACTTTCTGTAAAATATCGTTCAATTAGTTTGTGGCATTGTTTCCAATCACCACTGCAAGCAAGTTCACATAACACTTGTGGCTTGCTTAAATACTTCCTGCTTGGCAGGTTGGTTGATTCTGAAAATACGACTAATTTGTCTGTGTCGTTGTGGTTGCTTGCGGCTGATAGTTGGTTAGTGCTTCCAGGTCTGCGCCAATACAACACGCCACCTCTCTGATCGACGATATACCAACCCAAAGGCTCTAATACATCTTCCCAAGTGGCCAGCCTTTGGAACCTCTCAAATATGCTTTCAGCACAGCAGGCATACTTCAGCCCCCTCATAAACTCTCTGTCCCAATCGTCTCTGCCATCCCCTATTGGTTCTGGCCTGTGGTACCTATTCAGAGCAGCACATTTAGATAAAAGGCTCTGGCGCTCGTCTAATGTAATCACAGGGGGTGATTTATAGTCCCCCATCACCTGCCTGTATCGTTTCCCATTTTTCAAGCAGCCCACACCCACTACATACAGCCTCTCACAACGCTGCTCAATCAATGGCAGCCCTTCTGAGTTGTCGCAGAGGTGGGGTTGGCTCTTGAATGACTGAGGCAGCCTGTAATAAACATGGAAGCCCTGAGAGGGGGTGGCGATAACACACAGCCTCTCTCTCAACTCAGGCTCAATCTGTCTCCACACTTGGAGAAACACAGGAATGCCCTCATTATTTTTCTCGTCAAAGTCCAACACCTCTAGGTGGCCACTTGTGGCACCACTGAGAACAGCAAACCCATGAGAGAACATTTGGAAGTTTGGCCAAAAGGGAAATGGCTCATTCTGGTACTCACTCCATTTAATGAGTGGCTTCCAATCTTTAATTGGAATGATGTTGTAACCTGCCTTGTGATACTGAATAGCATGGTGAGATTCTTCAGTTAGGTTAAGATATTTTGCTCTGTTGTCGATATAATACATTGTAGGCACCTATCACTTTCTTCTGTGGTGTAAACAAACGAGAAAGCCCACCGCTAACACAGGTGGGCTTTTTTATTGGACTAAATGAACCTTCTCACCCACTCATGGTGCCAAGCAACAATTCTCTCCACCTGTTGAGGTGTGTAGAGAAATCTTTTGCCCACCTGCACTGCAGGTAGGTCAATGTTGCCAGCCACTTGGTGATGCCTAAACCTTGGGTGTGTCCATCCAAGTCTCTTGGCCATATCTGCTGGTGATACAAGTTCTGTCAGTGTCTTTGTGTCAAACTTCATTGTGTCCTCGTATTTGATATAGTGTACCTATCGCAGAAAATCTTTAATCTCTTAACATTCTTTAAGAAATTTATTTTCAGCAGCATAGATAATGCCATGAACGATCATCACTACTTGGCTTTTTTCTCGTCTCAGTCATTCAACAACACAGCACAGTTGGTAGGGCTGGCAGAAAGTATGAGACGCAACCAGATAGAAGGCCACAGAATTGGCCAACTCACACTCAATAGAGCCAGACAGGTTCTCAGTGATTTAGAGTTAACCAGACATAACATAGAAAGAGCAAAGAGTGTGATATGTGCGATTATAGAGAATCATGAGAATGGCCAGCCCCTATGACTTTTTTTCTGGAAATAAAGTTAAGGTCTGCTGCTGGTTTTGTCGTAGTTAATTTATGCGAACGAGACAACATATGAGAAACAGTAACGAGTACGAAAGTCATGGGCAACAGTTTGAGTTGATCCTCCATCATGAAGATTGGAATATTGGCGTAAGTGGAAATGGTGGTAGGTATGAGACACTTTATCACCTCTATTATGAGGGCTACTGTGACATTGTATTGTCAGCCATGCAAATGGACACATTGAAAGAAACACTGGCTGCTGTGGAAACACCAGAGCCAATAGACGAGGATTAAGGCACCAAGGATGGCCCACCACCTGAGTGTGGTTGGTGATGCGATTGTTTACTACAGAAGAAAAAGAATGAGGTTGAGTTATGAGTTGGGATATTTCAGAATACGATGTGTGCTTGAAGTTGTCGCAAGATATGCTGGCCACCAAACCAAATAAAAATGTCTATCAGAAATGGTTGATCGACAAGCAGACAAAAGCAATGGCAAAGGAAGGGGCCACAGCAGATGATATAGCAGCAGAGGTGGAGAGGTTAAACAAAGACTTAGACCACACAATAGATGATAGTGATGGTAGCGCAGCAAAGTTCACAACTTTCAGCCGTGACGAGAATGGCTACTATATCGAATCTTACATGATAAAGGGCTACCTTAAAAATGCTGGCCAAACTCTCAAACAGTATGGACAACAGAAGCAACTTAAGAGCCTCGTGAGCAAGTATTGTTTTGTTGGGCCAGATAAAATCTATGTGGCTCCACCAGACTTTAAGGCAGACAAAGTTGAGCGCCCACTAAGAGCGCAAACCCCAATGGGTGAGAGGGTGAGTATTGCTGTGTCAGACTCCCTGCCAGCAGGCACAGAAATAAAGTTTAAGGTCAAGTGTCTGGAGGGCAATGTTAAACAAGGGTTGTTAGAAACACTGTTTGATTATGGTGAGTTTCAAGGCTTGGGCCAGTGGAGAACTTCTGGCGTCTATGGCACATTTACATATACACTCACTGAGGCTGGTGGCAAGTGTAAGGCCAAAAAGGTGAAGGCAGAGCCAGAGGCAGCAGAGGTTGAACCATTAGCGCCTGTGAGTGGTTACACATTGGGTGGTTAATATTGGTAGAGAGGTGTGTGGGGCTGTTTCGCTTCTGTTGCCCTGCCCCTCTCAGATTATAAGTGCAGCATTTACAAACACTGGTGCTGTAACTGTGGTGGGGTGTGGGGGGGCCAGCCGTTTGGCCCTCCCCCCTCGTTCCACTTGGCCCAAAAGGTGGGGCCACAAGGGGTGTAAGCCCTCCACCGTGTTGTGTTGTGGTTCTGTATAGTAGCGTGAAGTAGAGTATTGGCGTTGTGTCGCTTAGTAGTGTGAGGGCAATGATTGGTGAGGTGAGGTAAGGTGGCGGCATTGTAGAGTTGTGATATGTCGTGGCGTTGTGTGGATTGTGTTGGCGTAGCAGAGTGGTGTTTAGTATAGAATTGTTTTGGCGTAGTATTGTGGAGCAGTGTGTGGGTCTAGTAATGTAAAGTGGAGTTGAGGCACTGTTGTCTTTAGTTGGTTTATGTGGCGGTTAGGTGTAGTGGTGTTGGGGTGAAGATTAGTATTGTGTTGTGAGGGCAAAGGACAGTGTGGCACAGTCTTGTGTTGGCGTTGTAAGGTGTTGGCATAGTCCCGTTATGTTTAGGCATTGTATCGTCATGCAATGGCATGGCTGAGTTATGTTTTGTTGCGTCAAGGCACTGTATAGTTAGGTTTTGGCACTGTAGAGTTAAGTGATGTATTGGCATTGTTAGGTTTAGTAATGTCATGGCACAGTGTTGTACGCCAGTGTAATGGCAAGGTTGAGTATAGTCACGAGTAGTTGAGGCAATGAGTAGTGTTGGCGTGTAATGGCATTGTGTGGTTATGTCTAGTTAAGGCATGGTGGTGTTTAGTGTTGGACAGCAAAGGCAAAGTGTCGTTGGGTCTTGGCTTAGCCGTGAATTGTGTTGGCATAGTATTGTGGCGTAAGGTGTAGGCATAGTTGAGTATAGTGGTGCGATGTTGCGGCATTGTGTAGTACGGTCTAGTGACGGCATAGAGATGTATGGGCATAGTAATGTAGCGTTATGTGACGCAAGGGCCATGTACTGTTTGGTTCTGTATGGGTGTTGTAATGCCCTGAATTGTTATGGCACTGTATGGTAAGGCTGTGGTGTTGTATTGAAAGGTTTAGTATTGGCAAAGTTGAGCAGAGTGAAGTAATGTTGAGGCGCAGTTGTGTATAGTGATGTTACGGCATAGTATGGTGAAGTAATGTTTTGGCAATGTATTGTGAGGTGTTGTTATGGCACTGTTATGTATCGTTACCTGAGGTTGTGGTTATGTATAGTCGAGTGCCGTAAAGGCAAAGTTTGGTTATGTCAGGTAATGGCTATGTACAGTCCAGTGGTGTAATGGCATAGTATGGTTTTGTTTTGGCATAGTGTCGTGGTGTTAAGTAGTGTTGTGTTTTGGCAATGCATAGTGTTGTGCTGTTTTGGTATAGTTAACTCATGAATGGTATCGGCATAGTAATGTGAGGTTGCGTTGGGGCATAGTAATGTAAGGTGTAGTTGGGGTGTAGTGTTGTATGGCTATGTTTTGGCATAGTTGTGTATGGCCTTGTGTTGCAAGGGCATAGTTTAGTAATGTAAAGTGATGGCGTTGTTATGTGTTGTTAAGTTTAGGTGTTGTATCGTGAAGTATCGGCGTTGTGTTGTGGGGTGGGGTAATGGCACTGTAAGGTTAAGTAGAGGCATAGTGGCGTTCTGCACGGTTATGTTTTGGCATAGTGTGGTTATGAGTGGCACAGTGATGGCACAGTCACGAGAAGTCCAGTGCTGGCAAGGTAAAGTTATGTAATGCACTGTTGAGGCATGGTAACGCAAAGTGAAGTGATGGCAATGTTATGTATCGCAGAGTTATGGCACTGTTAAAAGGTTGTCTCTTCATACTGATGAGGAAACAACTCTTGCCAACCTGATTTAGTCCAAATGTTATTCCATCCATTTGGTTGAATCTGAAACACATAATCATAAGACCAAATAGAAGTGCCATCACTGGACACACTGCGCCGAGTCTCTACACCAGAGAACATGAGAGTATTTGCAGCCCAACCCTGCCAGGAATTGCCGTTAATCTTTCCAACAATGCCATTCCAAATAGAAGGGTCTAGTATTGGTCTGCTCTTGAAACTCAACCTCAACTCACCTTTGGCCACCACTTTAATTGGGTTGGGTGCCTCGTCACCAAGCACAGGGCCAGAGATAGAGCCTGTGTGGAATTCTGTTTTAGGAAGTGACAATTCCTCACCACCAAGACTGTAGGAAATGTCGCCAACCTCAACTGCCTGCCCTGATTGTTCCTCTTGGCCTTGGTCTAACACCTCAAAGGTGAGAGTGGCTGTGGCTGTTTTCCAAAGTCCTGTAGAAGTGTCCCAATCACCAATCCAATCAATATCACACTTGGAACAATACAAGCCAGGAATTGCATAATACGCCAGAGGGATAAAATAAACGGGTGAGCCATTTACGATCCTCAACCCACCCACAACTGTTTGGGCGAATGCCACAGCAGCAGTAACAGGTACCAAATAAGTAACACTGGCTGAAGCACCATCTCTGCTGGTTGATAGTTTCTCTTTTGTTATTTGATAATCAAACTCGCTCACATTCCTCCCTATTCAAGTCCAACACTCAGATTCTCTAATGCCTCAACCTCTCGCTCTTGTAACTCAATTTGGCGCTTCTGTAGTCTGAGGGCTTCCTTGGCCATTTTGTCTTGTTCCTTTTGGTAGTTGGTGCTGGCACTCTTAAAGGCAGAACCAAGAGCAGAGAATTGGCCACTCTCACCACTGGTGCCTTTCTTATCTTTTGTCTGTGCCTCTTTCACCACCTTGAGTGGGTCTATCACAACACCTGGGTCTGTTAATGGTTGGGCTGTAACAATGCTGTCCCACTCTTTGCGTCTAACACCCCATTCTGTGGCTACCTCTGCTCGTGCAGCGTCAGCATCAAAAGAGTCTTTCATCTTGGGCATCTCAAAGCCCTTTTTCATGTAGTTGTTTGCGCCTTCTGTTGTTTTCTTTAATCCTGTAAGGTCTATTGGGTCACTGAAGCCAGACTTCAAGTAATTAAACACCTCTGCAAACACAGTGCGAATGTTGGTACCCCAATTGATTAACGCTGTAAGTGCATAGTCCAACACAGTGGGCCAAATCTCTTGGAAGTTCTGATAGAACCAAGCACCAAAACCACTCACCACCTCTGTTACCCAATTGAATGTGTCTGAGATTGCATAGCCCCAATTCGCCAAAGTAATGCCCACCTCTTGTACCACTAAATCCATGTTCATGAATGTGAACACCATGTCATCTATGAATCTCATCACATTCTCAGTGCCACTGCCTATGCTGTTACTCATGGTACCAGTCAGCCAAGAGAAAGTGGCACCAATCTGTTGAAAGATGCCATTGATAGACTCTGCCATTTGTTGCCACATTTCTGGAATGCGCATTCCAAAAGCCATTGCCCTCTCATAAGTTTCTAATATGAAGCCTGAGATTGTATTGATTGCCTCACCAATAGGTGTGCAGACTGCAATGATGGCATCACCAGCCACCATCACAACTCTGGCGACACTTGACCATACAGTAACAAAATATAGTTTAATCAACTCGCCAAAAGACTTCATGGAAACACCTGCACCTGAGAAGTGATCCATAACACCCTGAAGAATGCCCATCCATGTTTGCAGCAAATCAACACCAAACATAATGGCAGGTGCCAGCAGCCCACCAATACTCTCAGCCAAATTGCCCACTTGGTTCCAAAGTTGGGAAAGCCTGCCACCAAGTGTACCTGCCATTGCTTGCTCTTGGGCCATGCCCTTCTGTGCCATATCGGTGATGATGCGCAATCGCTCTGTTTGGTCACTGACTCCCTTCAGGCTTGGAATGCTCTTGTCTAACTTGGACTTCATGCCCAATGACTCTTTGGACAACATTTGCATGGCTGCGCCAGCATCAATGCCAAGAGCCTGTGACAGCCCCACAGCAGCCTTGGAGAGATTGCCAGCCTCAGAAGCAGGTATGCCCATATTGGTGGCCATAGTGAGCAGCCCAAAGGTTGCCTCATCACCTTGACGGGTGAATTGCTCCAACTCCCCTGCCAGGGCAGAGAACTTGGCCATATTGGCGTCAACCTCTTGGCCAGAGGTGGCCAGAGAGGATGAGAGGGCCACTGTTGCCTGTTCTCCCTCTATGAATTGGCCCACCACCTCTTTAATGGCAAAGGCACCAACAAGAGCGCCACCAAAACCAGAAGCAGCACCCATGAGGTTGCCAGCCAATCCAGACAGAGCGCCTTTGACTTTGCCCAAGCCTTTGCTAAGGCCAGAATTATTAACACCAACATCCACCCACAACTTTGCCAAACTTGATCCTACAGCCATGAAGATATTTAGGGCTGTGGTTGCTCAATCCGATTGGCATTCCTTTGTGACCACTTGGCAAACTCTTGGTACAGGTCTGCTTTCTTTGCTGTGAGTCTCGCCAACTGAGGTGGCGTTAAATCTAAGATACGATCCATTGTCCAACCATCTTTGGTTAGGTTCTGGAAGAATTCTATAATTTGCTGTTCTGCTCTGAAAGCGCTGTAAGCAAGTTCCCCAATGCTGTTTTTTTTTCATCGTCTGTTGGGTCTTGTCTCACAGAGGTGAGCGCAAAAGCCAACTCGCCAATGTTTTTTAATTGCCCAAGGTTGAGGGCTGATATTTGTTCTCTGTTGAGTTTCTTTCTGACTGCTAAAAAGGCCAACTCAACAATACCATCTACAGTGGTTGCCCATTCCACAAACTCAGGGCTGTCTGGTGTGATTCTCTTTCTCACACATTCTGCCAACATTTGTTTACAAGTCTGATCGTCTAACCCTGCATCCACAACTGTCTTATAGGGCTGCATAGCACAAGCCCTGCACAATGCCCCAATCTCTGCGATGGTATAGGGGTGAACATCTACATTCACACCATCTATGTTGAATGGCACTGGTGCTGCTGTCAAATCTGCAAAGGCACTCATTATGCTAAGAATCCTGTTACAGCACCACTAAACACAAACTCAACACTAATAGCAAAGGTGGTATCGTAACTGTGGTCAAATTCACAACTGAGGATTCTGGCTGTACCTGTGGTTGGTGTGGAATCGGCATCATACCTTTCCAATTTCAGAATCACAGTTTCTCCAGGCTTAATCAACGCTGGTGTTGAGCCATGTATCTCTGCATCGTATGTCGCAGTAAAACTACCTGTAACTTTTTTGGTGCCAGTAACGCACGCATAAGCACCAGAAGAATTTTGATGAGTAACATCTTGCTCTGTTACCTCAACCTTACACTTCCAATCTTTAACATTAAGGTCTGATGCGCCAGCAGCACCACCCAATACTGATCCTGAGGTTCCGTTGTAATATGTTGCCATGATTGTATTTATTCATGACACCACAGATTTTAGGCAGCAGCCTTGGTAATGCGATAACGCAACACAAGTGTGCCAAGCCAAGAGTCAGAATCCCACACACTGGTACGATCCTCAAAATATATGCCAATCTTTGTGGCACCTGTAATGGTTAAATCTTTGTCATAATACGCTGCCTCTAATGCATCTAACACTGCCTCTGTTGTTTGTCTATTGGCTGTGAATACTGAAAACGACACCACAATATCTCTCACACTTGGCCTGCTTCTGCCCAAGGCTGGCTCTGCCTTTACGCTGGTTGATTCCTCACCCAGTATCACAAAGGGCTGCACCATATCAGGCAGTCTGTCTGCATAGAGCCTGCCAACCCCTAATAAGGTTCTCAGGGCCACAACCTCTGCTGTGACTCCATTATCATAGAAGTTTACAATAGCACCTAATACGCTCAAGTTACCCCACTAACATCTTGGATGAGATTAAACACAAACAGAACATTCTTACCACAAGGATTCTGTTTACCTGTGACTCTGAATTTAACTGAGTCAATCACAATACGATCCTCCAATGACACAGCAGCATATACAGTGGAATCTGCCAAGTAACAGAAGCCTCTTTTAACTTCCTTGTTAGAGCCAAATTTCTGATTCGTCTCTGATACCTCTTGGGCAAAAAAGCATGGCACATTACTGTTGGTGGCTGTTGGGAATGTGTTGTTGTCTGCTCCACTCGTCCCTTTTGCATGGCTTACATCGTAGTGGTTGAGTGTGTGTATCAGTAATTCTGCCAGCATTACACCCGCCTGTCTTTGTAAAGTTCCAATGTCTTTCTCACAGAGAGAGGCAGCCTGTTGGTGCTGTTACTTAATGTGTATTGGTATGGCCCAAGGTTCTCACTCACAATGTTGCCCTTTATTTCATTAAACACATTTTTAGTAAGTTCGGCACACACTCTTTCTAAATCCTCTGGTATGTCACTGAAGCCACCTGTCCAAGTAACTCTCACGAGGGTATTGGTTAAGCCATCCAAATGTAACACACCTGTGGATAGGTCACACCCATAATGGCTGCCTGCTTTCTCATTCCATATCAACACATTGGCACTAGGTGTGTAGTTGTGGCCACTTACCAAGTCCAGTGAGGCATAAGAGCCAAAGGTACTCACTGCTGTGGCTGTGAAGCCAGAAACAGCAGAGATAGCAGTTGCCAAGGCTGACACTGTAACATTGCTGGCATATGTCAGATTGCCTGTTTGTCTCACACCAGAACCATTAAAGTAAACCAACTTTAATGCAGCATCACTGGTGGCCACTGCTGGGTTGGTGTCAGTGCTGGTGATTGTTAGGGCTGTCTGTTGATCGGTTAAAACTCTGCCAACCCAATCAACAGGGAAAGCATTTAGAAACACTTTGCCAGTGTTTCGCACCTTGAACACTTTGGAATACTCTGCAGACTCAAATTTGCGCTTACAGTATTTCTCCATAGCAGCCTGTGCAGCAAGTATGCAAGCCTCAACCCTCGTCTGTTGTCCTGCCACATAACCTTGGTCAGTCAAGTAATGTGAATTCCATGCAATCAGTGCCATTATTCATCCTCATCTTGTAAGAGTTTGCTGGCGTCTAATAGGTCAAGGGCTGCCTGTAATCTCTTGGCAATCTCTTGGGCCAGTTTAATGGCTTCCTCTGTTGTTTCAGGTTCCATCACCTTTGTTGTATACATACTCATGTAAGTATGTATGAGAGTCTTTCTGCGAACTAAACACGGGTTAGGTGATAACTGCCAATTCAGAATTGTAGTGGCTCACTATCGTCACCTCTACCCAGATGCATATATCAGGGTGGAGAGTAACCCCAACACATACTGCTTTTATTCAGACTTGGTGAATGAGTGGAGCGCCTACAAGTACCCATTTGAGACAGGTGGTTGGGACATTGCCCATTACATTCACTTTGGACATTTAGAACGAGGGCTGCCCAACCTTCCCAACACCAAGGCCACATGGGAACTACACCACCAAGGGCTTACACCCAACCCAGAACTTTACCAGTACCACTGTAACACCACAGCCTTACATGATGATAAAGCATTAAACTGGTTGATAGAGAACAACCAAGCAGAGAGAGGAATGGTGGCAGTGCATTACCAAGGCAACAGCAGCCCAGACAAAAAAGACTTACAGAACTATGAGGCATACAGTTTGTGCGATTGGTTGAAAGGTGAGGGCTTTCAGCCTTGGTTGATAGACTATGGCACCAGCACATTGGTGGACTACCCTTGCCCAACTGAGTTATTAAATGAGCCAGAGGAATCAGTGGCCAACCTCGTGGCGTTGATCGCACAGAGCCGTTTTATGGTGGCTATCAACAGTGGCCCTGCTTGTTTTGCTGCCTGCACCAACACACCCACCTTTGTGTTAAACAGAGGCTTTCACCCTGCCACCACCTTTGACCCAGCACCCAACCTCATTCACTTGCTCACAGAAAGCACAGACGATTTATTGCCAGAGGCAGGGAGAGAAGATTGCCTTGATTATTTTGACGAGAATTACAACGCCATATACACAGACAACATATTGGATGAGGTGAGAGGATGTATCACGGAATGTTTTGCAGAGCCTTATGATGAGGAATTGGGTTTGCGATTGTTGAAAGAGTTTGGTGGTATCTGTATGTGAACGAAAAAGGCCACCCATTACTGAGTGGCCTTTCCCATTTAACCCAACAGAGGATGTTGGTTCCGTATTAGGAAATTGGGTCATCAAGCACAGCGCACCAACTTACAGTGGTGCTGGTAGCACCTCTGAGTTTAACAGGTGCAGTGAGCAATGGCGCACCAAAGGCTCTGAATGTAACCCGTACTGCTTGGGCATCTTTGCCGAATGCGTAATGGTCACTGGTGCTGATCGTAACATTTTGGTTAATACCAAGGGCATAGCCACTTGGGTTAACCAACATAACATCACCCTCAGAACCAAGAGCAGGTTGAACTTCAGTTGTGAAATATGGCAAGCCACAGATTGTGCCAGGGCCAGCAGCAGAAGCACCACTAATTAAATAGGTTGGATAGCCACCACTGTTAACCATGCTCAACAAGTCTTGCTCAACAAGTGGGCCAATCAGCCAGAACTTGGCTCCAGGCACCCTTGCTTTCAGTTTCACATAATCTTCAATTCTATTAGCACGCAAAATGGTTGTGCGGAATACCTTAATAACTGAGGAATTGCCCAGCGTTGCTGTGAAATCTGTACCATTAACAATCTGGTGTAGAATTTCGTTAGAGGCAGCCTCATAAGCACCTTTGCTAATTAGGTTCTGCACTGTAACCATACTGTTAGAAATCAACTCATTGCTCAACTCTGTGTAAGCCATGAACTTGACAGCCGTTAACGCCACCTGCTTGAAGGCTGGTTTTGTTTCTGTTTCAGTTTCACCTTCAGCAGTAACAACAAACTTATAGCCACCATAGAAGGCTGAGTGGCCAGAAGGTGTGGTTGTTTGATCCACAACAGGAATCTTCAATACATCAGAAGTCATTGGGATTGGCTCAAACAAATCTAACAGACTTCTATACCCATCCAACCCATACAACTTGGGACTCCATATTTCTGGAACAAGGAACCCTCCAGCAGCATCGGTACCCTGTACCATTGCCTTTTTGTGGTAATCGAATTGGTTATATTTGTTAGTGAGAAGGTTCAATGCCTTCTCTTTACGCTCTGGGCTTACACCTTTGCGGTTGGAATCAAACACACACTTCAACCACTCTGTCTGGTCCCAGTCATTCTCTTTTGGTTGAGCAGCAAAACGAGGCTTGGCAAACTCACTCTTTAACTCTGCCTTAACCTCATCAATAATTGAGGCTTTAATATCATGAAGCAGCCCCTTCTCTTCGTTTACATTTACAGTATCTTCCACTTGTCCTCACATAAATTGTCAGTAACACTCGCTCTGCTTTCAGTGTTGGCTGTGTCTCTGGCAACATATGCCTAACAAGTCTCACCTATTTGCTGCTTAAGATATATGTATTCCAGCGTGTAACTTTTTTAGAACTTCCAACCGTGTTGGTGTTGGTGTCACAACCACTGGCTCTGGCTCTGGTGTGAAGTCTTTTGACTCCCACACCCACAAGTCTTCAGGCTCTGGGTCAATGTCTAACAACTTGGAACAGTCTGGTAACAGCCCCTTGCTGACAGACTCAACCAGAGCCTCTTGATTTGCGCCAACAGGAACAATGGACACCTCAAACAGAAGGCTCTTTCTTATGACTCGTGAACAGGCTGCTAACTCTGGCCTCTCTGTAATCTCTTTGGTGGTTGGCAAACTGGCATCTAATGTGAAAAAGCCAATGCTGACACCTTTAATGATTCCCTGTTGGCATAGTGAATGGATCGTATCAGGCAACCACTCTGCACCTTCTGGGTGATTGCTTGGCCTGTCAGCAAATTTAACAAATGTCTTTAATGTATTATCTTCCTCTACCCTTGCCCATTTTGCTCTGCCAATCGGTGGTATGCTAAGGTCATGATTCCATGCCACAACAGGGTTTTTAAGGTAGTGCTTCAGGTTGATACCTCTGGCAATCAGTACCTCTGTGTCTCTGTCTAATGCCTGTGTAGAGGCTGTGAGTAATGCTGTTTTCTCATTAGGGTCTGTGTTTTCTTCTGTTGCCTTTGGCCCTTTGTAGTCCATGATTGTTTCAGAACTAACAAAGCGCTGCTCATACTTATGGCCAGCCTTTAACAGTACCTCAATCTCGTCTGCTATCTCTTTGTGTCTGATTGCTGTGCCAACAGGTGAGAGGAAATAGCCCTTCCTCGTGTAGAAAGAATGTAGTGTTGCCATACTGTATGTATGGGTTAGTTCATTGGTTCTGAGAGAATGGCCTTGACTGCATTGGCTTCCTCTTTTGCTGTTGGTAATAGTGATGGTCTGGCATCCATCTTGGTTGTGCCATCTTCCAAATATCTGGAATAGATTACAGCCGTACCAACTCTGCCAACCCAGTTGCCATCTTCCTCCACCACCTCTGTGGCTGCTGATCGTCTCAGGTTGCCACTTCTCAGGCTTGGTGGTTCACCTGCTGGTGATGCTGGCCCCCTGTCACCAGTCTTGTGTGAGAGTTTCGCTATCCACTTGTTTCTCAGGTGCCTTGTGGCCCTCTCTAATCGTTTCTTCTGTTCACCTTTTATCTCGTCAAATCGTTTCTTACCAAACCATTGCATACTCATAAAAGTATTTAGGTGGGCCACTAACTAACCTCATGGAAGATACACGAGAATGGAAGATTGGCGACACACTCACAGCAGAGTGGTGTAATGATATAGAGCGCAGATTGAAACGATTGGAAGCAATAGCCAAACCACCAGAGGGCCAGAAGTTAACCAGCCTCTTTGGGCATCCCCTCAGAGATGTTGCAATTATCAGAGAGAAGATGAGTTAAGGCTTATTCTTCCTCGTCCTCATCATCCTCACTGTCTTTAAGAATATCCTGCAACACACAGAGGCAAGCAGGATGAGCAGGAATATCAACATCATCCTCCACATCAAACTCTTTACCATTCAACTCTTGGCAGATTGGGCATGGATCGTCTGTAGTTAACCACTTAAACCCTGATACCACACCTGAGTCTTTGGCTGCTCTTATGTGGCCTTGGTTGTAGGCTCTGGCACTTTCAGTGGTGGCAATCAACTCAGCCTTACTGTTAGAGGCATTCTGAAATATCTCTTTTATTCTGTCTGTCAAATCAGACAGCCTATCACCTGCCTCTGTTCCCTCTGCTATCGCTTCTCTGGTTGCTGCCAAGGCATCATCAACCGTTTTGGTGGTTGTCTCTAATGTTGATTTGGCAAAGTCCAAGGAAGCCTCACGAGCATATACAGCCACCTCTTTCTCAAACACTTTCGCAATGTTTGAGTCAGCATGTACTCTGGTGAGTGTGTCTTTGCCACTGTCTCTATATGTCACCTCAATAAATGGTTGGGCATCGTGTGCCAGGTCTTTTGCCCATGCTGCTGGTGCATGGAATTTATCAGGCAGGGCTTTAACCTCACTGCCTGCCAGTTTCTTAATTGTCGCCAGTGCTGCTCTTTCCCATCTTGCGAAGTGCTTACGGCATACAGCCACCAGCCCTTTGTTTACGGGTGGTTTGCGTCTCTTGGCTGCTTTTATATTCTTTGGCTCTTGTGGCCCTGCTGGTGCTGCTGTGGCTGGCTGAAAGCCCTTGCCCACTGATCCCATAACAGCCCTTGCCTGATCCTCTGTGAGATTCACGAGAATCTGCAGAGCGCCTAACCCAGCATCCCTTGGCAACATTCCTGTGGCCACCTGATTGACGATAGCCATTGCTGATTGTATCTGCGCACCATTAAGAGTGTTCTGTGGCACTGTCTCAACAGCCTGCTCACCTGTTGGTGTTTCTGTATCTGCTGCTGGTGCCTCGTCTGTGTAACCCTCTGCCTCATAGCCAAATCTGGCTCTGCCCTCATTGCGAGAAATTAAATCAGCACCAAACAACATCACTGTAATTTCTGCTTCCTCTTTTTCTAACTTCAAGGTGGCATCGTCATAGCAGAAGAATAAATCAGACTCATTAAACAATGGCAGAAACTTGAAGTTAAGAAAATCCTCAGTGTCTCTCAGTCTCTCGTTAACACCACCATCAACCCACTCTTCTACACCAGCAGCATAGGCAGCCCTCGTGTTGGTGCCTGTGCCTCTCATCACCATCACTGGAATCTGGAAAGCCTTACTCACCTGCTCTTCTATCCAATGGGCAATCTCAATCACACCCAAGTCTGTTGGCTTATAGTTTAGTGGTGTGAACCTTGCGTCACTTTCTGTAACCATGATTCCACCAGAACCTTGACGGGTGAAGTCTTCGTACTGTTGTTTCCACCTGTCTCTTTCATCCTCACCTATTTCTGCATACTCGCCAGTAGGTGCCAGGATTCCACTGGGCCTGCCCTCGTTCTCTAAGATGCTGTTAAGGCTGGCCACAATCCTTTGTTCCATACCCAGATAAGACATAACAGAAGCCAATGGGCTGGTGCCACCTCGTGGGCTGGTAGGGTCAAACAAGTTAGGCTCACCCTGTATAAACAATTCATTCCAGGGAATCACCTTGTTATTGAATCTGGCCACAGGCTCTTGGCTGTTGTCTATAGTCACGAGGTGAGAAGGCAGAATCTTAATTTCTTCTGGCTTGCCATCCTCGTTAAATGTAATGTGCCAGTAACACACACCTGTTATTTGCTTGTATAGGCTGGTGTAATAAAGCAACTGCCTGCCATACATGAGAGGGTTTGGCCTTCTCAGAATCAGTCTAATGGCTGAGTGGTCTGTTACCTCACCCACACTGGCAACACCTGAAACAATAGATTTATTGTTTAGGTGTTTGCGTTGCATGTAGTCTAAGCGCTTCTGTGATTTTCTCTTGGCATTGGTATAGAGCCTGAGGGCTGTTGAGGCTTGTTTGCCTGCATTCTTTCTGGCTGCTGCATAGACAGCACCAAGGAAGTAGTTAACCAATGTGCTGTGTTGTGCCTCACCTAATCCCCAACCACTTAAAGGTACAGGGGCAATGCGATTGTTCCACTGATCCCCCCACACAGTCTGTCTGTTGAGGGTTTTCTTTACAAAGGTGGGTTCATTCTTTGGATTCTCCATAATGATATTTAGTCAGTTGGCGGAATTGCTTATGGTCTATACCTCTAACTAAATATGACAATGCATCCATTGCGTGATCGTTTCCAGGTAATGGTTTCTCACCTACAACCACACCTTCTGCCAGTGCATACCTGTACTCAGCAATCTCTCTCAACAAATTGGGGCAGGCATCCCTTACAAATTTGAGACTCCCAAGCCTCAGTCTGCTCTGCACCAGTGATATACCAAACTGAATACTGTTGGCCCCTTTCTTCACTGCTCTGGCATTCATTCCCTCTCGTCTCAGCACTCGTATGTTTTCTGGCCTGTGGTCACAGAACCATCGGCGTACATGCTTTCCTGTTGTCTCATGTATCTCTGTGTTCCAATCCTTAATCTTTTTCAATGTGTCTGTAATTGGCTCTTTTGTGTAGTGTTCCCTGATAATGGTGATTGTCTCTGAGTTGTCGATTTGGGCCAACAGCACACAAGTGGAATCACTGCCACCCCAGTCTATAGAACCAAAGTAAGCAACACCTCTTTCTTTGGCTTCCTCCACAATCGCATTAAATCCATTCCTGTCTATCAACTCATACACAACTCCAGGGCATTGCTCAAACCTGCCCTCATAGTCCATTGCAAAACGCCAGGGTGGTAATCGTTTTCTTTCTTCCTCTATATGTTTCAGGTCTGTGGTGGGATTCATCCAAGAGGGAAAGCACCGATAATAGTACAGAGGGTTGCCTTGGTCACAGGGGCGCATGATGCGAGACAACACCCAGTTGTAAGTGAGATATGGTGTAGAGGTGATGAGCAGCCTACCACCTGAGTGGCCCAATCGTTTAACACATTTGTTAAACACTTCCTCTGAGACATTGCAACCCTCGTCTAACCAAGCAGCATTGGGCTTTAATCCCTCAAAGTCTCCACCTGCACTCTTAAAATAAACTGTGCCACCTGTGCCTAATATGTAACGAGGGTTGGCATTGTCTCTTATCATCTTTCCCTTCAGGATTGTGCCACTCACTGTGGCTTCCCAAGCCTCAAAGGTAGAAGAAAGGCCAATGGAGAATGTTGGTGTGCAGATAAGGTAATGGCCTGCACCTCCGTACTTCTGAATCTCATTAGAAAACCAGAGGGTGCCAAGGCTTGTTTTGCCACTGTCAGCACCACCAAGGGCCAGTAAGAATCTGGCTTGGCTGTTGATTATGTCTTTCTGTCCCTCGTGTAGAGGGAACCATTTTAATGTTTGTCCTGTGCTGTTGTCGTAGCATAAGTCACCCCACCTTGGCTCACTCACTGGCCCCCTTGTTCAATCACTGTGATATTCTTTGGTATGTCGCCACCTACAAAGATTGCTAGGTTGGCTGGCTTATCTGCCTTGGTGTGTTCCTGTGTTTTGGTATTCATGATGAGGGCTTTATTGTTTTCTATCCACTTCATGGCTGGCCCCTTCTCACCTGTTTGGCTGTATGTCTTAAACTCTTTGTCTAACTTATTCTTACAGTGTCTCTGAAAGCCTCTCAGGTAGTTGTAAAGAATGTCTTTCTTCACAAGGTCTGTCTCTTTGTGTGATCGTTGTGGTTTCTTAAACAGGTACCTATAGTCCCTCTGGCCTGTTCTCACTCTGCTCAATCGTGTCTGCATACACTCCAAAGTAATGCCAAGTTCTTTGGCCCAATCCATCCAATGCAGGCTCTTGCCTTCCCACTCTAACACCTCACCTGATGCGTCATGCTCCATAAGTTTCTACTTCCCCCACAGTTATAAAATCAGAGTCACACAGATTCATGTACTCAGTCTCTAACCAATCAGCATCTCTGGCTATTGCTGCTGTTCTCACCTCTTGTATGTAGCCTTCTGTATAATTCCTGTTGTCTCTGCGACCAATGAAAGAGCCTCTTGTGGATGGCACAAGGCTTGTCTCTGCCACTGTCTCTGTGTCCTGTAATTCTCCGTTTATGTAGAACTTGGCATTACTGCCAGAGGCAAACACAACAGCAAAGTGGTACCAACACCCGTTAGTTAATGCCTCGCCAGTGAGTGTGTATGTTGTCCAATCTGCTGTGGCTTGGACTCTGATTGTGGCTTCTGTTGCGTTGGTGAGTCTGTGGCCAATCGTTACAGAGCAGCCCTCACCCTCATTCACATTGGTATAACCTCTGCTGTAGAAACACCTGTCTAAATAATTGCCAGTTACCTTGGCCCACAGGCTCACTGTTAAATCTGTTTGGTTGCTGAGACTGTCTTGTGGGCAGGTGATGTATTGAGCGCCATTACATACTTGGGCATAGTCGAAAATACCTCTGCCCCTCGTGGGTGTGCCTGCTGTTGTGCCATTGTTTCCTGTGGCGTCTAAACTATTGGCACTCTCGTGGTATTCACCAGTGGTGCCATCACCTTCCTCTATTAAATGATATACAGAAGCGTAACCATCCCACAGAATATTGGTGGTGATGGTTGCTGATCCTGCACACACAGCACCACCACTTGGGTACTCTCTATTAAAGGTGATGGTTGCTGCTCCACCACACACAGCACCACCTGATGTTGTCTCAGTATATTCACCATAGCCACAGATACATGTTAACGCCATATGTTATTTAGTTCCAATACACCCATAAGGTTGTGGGGCTGGTGCTTATGTCTGCTTTAACTGCTGCATACAGAATGTTATCTCTGTAGTCGATATATTCACCAGCCAGTGTGTTGCCAATGTCATCCTCAAAATGCAATGTGGTAGTGTCACTGAAGCCAGGGATAGTAAGTCTCAGCAGAACAGGAAAGCCACTTATTGTGTGAGGTGCTGTGACTACAAAAGAGACTCTGTATTGGTAGCCATTGGCAAAGGTGCTAGAACCACAGAGCAAGCCACCAAAAGGGATTATCGTTTGTGTGCCAGTGTAGAAAGGGTCACCAGCCAAAAGGGCTGTGCCACCCACAGAGATTGTGCGAACAACAAGCAGCGTACCTGTGCTGTTTGCTGTCACTCCACCTGTTGGGGCTGTGGCGTAAACCGTTTGTCCTGCTGCGCTACTTCCTGCAACTGCTCCACCACTTCCTGTGGTGTTGTAAGTTACATCTGAGATGGCGGTTGAGTTGAGCAGCGCACCACCTGTGCCTGTAATTGCTGGCACTGTGTATGCCACGCTTATGCGAACATAATCAAGCCAGCCTTTGTATTGATTGCCGCCTTGCGTGAGATAAACACCAAAACCTGAATCGCTAATTTCGGCTGGTGTCCATGTTCTGCCCCATAAATCAGACGATCCGCCAAATGTTACAACAGCAAGTCCGCCATTAAACGGATACCATGTTGCCCCAGTTGATTTATTTGTTCCGCCTGCAACACCCGCTTTAAGTGTCTGTATTGTTATATCAGCAAGCCATGTATTAGCACCACCTAGAAACTCTTGGAATCTTTCCATTTCCAAGGTAATGCCGGTTATGGTTGCGTCATCTTGAATATCAAAACCAAAACCAGTCAAAGACAGAGCGCCGCTATTACCTTCGCCAACAGTGAAATTCTTTGTAGCGTAAGCCCCATCGTCACCTTGTAGATTCTCAGGCGCATCAGTCCAGTCAGTTGAACCATCAATAGTTGGGTAATGCCAGCCTTGTATAAATTCATTACCACTACCATTTGCAACCAATCCACCTGTGGCAGTTTCGTTGTAAATACTGCCAAAGAATGATTCAAGTGAACCAGCAATAGGCATGGCGGCGAGTGGTTTAGAGCCAGGGAGTGCATAGAGTGTTGCCATCTCAATATGTAGCCTTCTCAGGCATACATACTTACATGGCGCTTATCTTAGTTGACAGAGTATTAGAATACACCACAACCTCTGGAGGGGCCAATTTATCATTAACAGGGCCACTGGCAGGTTTTCAACCTTTCCAGTCTGGCACTGGCACTGTGGCCAATGGTGATATTGTTCCTTACTTTGTGGAAGGCTCTGGCCTGTGGGAAACTGGCTACAGCCTTGTGTCTGGTGCTATGTTGGATCGTGGTTCTATAGTGGCCTCATGTAGTGGTAACGCTAAAATTGTGTTTCCAAGTAATGTGGCCAAGACTGTTGGGTTGTCGCCACTCGCCAGAGATTACCAAAATGTTGTTGGCTCATTAGGCTCTGGGTTTATTCGCATTGCCTCAGGCACCATTGGTACCAACAGCATTGGAAGTGGTGGCATCTTAAGTGGCAACATAGCCGCAGGTCATATTGGGCGTTTCCATATTGCTAACCTCTCCATTGCAAACAACCATATTGTGGCTGGTGCTGTTGTCTCAGGACATATAGCGAGTGGTAACATTGGGTTAGACCATATTGCCAGTGGTGCTGTTAATTCTGGACATATAGCAAGTGGCCAGATTGGCTTGAATCATATTGCCAGTGGTGCTGTTAACTCAGGACATATAGCGAGTGGTCAGATTGGATTGAATCACATTGCCTCTGGTGCTGTTCGGTCTGGACATATTGCAAGTGGCAGCATTGGGCAAAATCACATAAACCAAGCAGTGGTGTTGAGTGGCCATATTGCCTCAGGACAAGTGGGAAGTACACACATTGCAAGTGGTGGTGTGTTATCAGGCAACATAGCCAGTGGGCAGGTTGGCCACTTCCATGTTTCAAGTGGTGCTATTCAGTCTGGCCAGATTGGAACCACAGGCACACCCAATGGCACCTTGTTTTTGCGAGACGATTTTACATGGGCTGCTGCTGGTGGTGGCTTAACCTCTGGTGCTGTAACAAGTGGCTATGTTGGAAATAATGCCGTTGTGAGTGGAAGCATTGCAAGTGGGCAGGTTGGCCATTTCCACCTTTCAAGTGGTGCTGTTACTTCTGGCCAGATTGGTTTAACAGGCACACCTGATGGCACTAAGTTTTTAAGAGACGATTACACATGGGCTGCTGCTGGTGCTGGCTTAACCTCTGGCAGTGTGTTGAGTGGTCATATTGCATCAGGACAGGTTGGCTTGAATCATATTGCCTCTGGTGCTGTTCGGTCTGGACATATTGCAAGTGGGCAGATTGATAACTATAAGATTGCCAGTGGTTACACTCCACAATTTACTGGCCCCTTCATCTCTGGTACCAGTTTTACAATCAACACACAAGAGACAATCTCAGGGTTGAGGGCTGTTAGTATTTCGGCTAGTGGTAATATACAGATAGCAATGGCTGGCAATACTGCTAGGATGCCATGTGTGGGTGTTGTGTTTGATAATATTGCAAGTGGCATCCAAGCCAATGTATATACTTTGGGAGTGTTCCAAGCAGGCGCTTCAGGATTGGTTGATTACTCTGGCTATTTTGGTAAACAAGTATTTGTAGGTCGCTCTGGACAAATCGTAACAACCTCTGGCAGTTTTAATTCTGGTGGTTTCCTGTCTGGCGATATTTGGCACCCTGTTGGTACTGCTGTGAATAGTGGAAAGGCTTGTTTCAATATCTCGCAAGCCAACATGTTCACCATGTTATCAGGCTAACTTGGCTGTGAGGTTATTGAACCTTGGCACCAGATTGTTGAATCGTGGCTTTAATTTGATTGTAACAACACCATCAAAAGGATATGCAAGACCATTGCCACTGTTATAGATTGCTAAAACTTCATCCGTTAATAATGCCCGTTTCCAGAAACAAACTTGGTCTATCGCACCATCCATGTAATAGTTTGTAAAACTGCCGAATTTACCGATTGCAAAGTCACCGCCTAAACTAGCACCACCATCAGAAAATGATGTTGGACTAGCGAAAGTATCATTCACGCCGCATGTAATAGTATTTGCATCGGCGTCATATCTCGCAGAAATAAAATACCATACACCCTCAGAAGCGTAACCGCTAACTGTTGAGTTTGCGCCTGTTGATCCATTACCAATAGATGCTGCCCAATAACCTGACGCACCAGAATACCATATGCCATATTCAGTTGCTCCTGGTCCTGTGCATTTTGCAGCAAGCGTAAAATTGATACCACTTAGATTCTCAAACTTTACCCATCCAGTCATCGTATAACTAACACTTCCATTTGCTAAACTTAAAGATGCGTTAGAAGATATATTGTGATGATTGCCATTACCACCAGCACCAGTTTCATAATCTCTTGCACCAGCAATTTTACCTGTTGTTGCTCCAACAGAACCATTATCAGCCGCTTGCTCTGTTAAATGATTTGAGCCATGTGAGTCTGTTCTATTACCACTGGCCTCGTTACCTTCCCAACAACTCTCAAGAGTGTCTGTCAAAATGTAAACATTAAATGTGGCACTGTTTTGTGGGTCTATACTGTCGGTATCACTGGCAGCAGTAGCCGTTAATACAACGCCAGTCTGTGCAGTGTTTAATGATATGTCATTAAATGTAGCAATGCCTGCAACTGCTGCCTGTGTAGTTGTTCCACCTAAACTACCACTTCCTGTGCCGATAGTTAATGTGATGTTTCCTGTATATGTCGTGGCCGTTGTGTTGTCAGAATATCTTGCAGTTACTTGGATGCTTGGTGAGATAACAGTATCTTTGCGAACATTGGATGGTTGAACATTAAATGTTAAATTTCCGTTTGTCCATTCAACTCTAACTAAACCATCACCACCACCAGTGCCAGCATTACCATTGCCACCACCACCACCACCACCTGGAAAACCACCAGCATCATTTAGACCACCATCACCACCCCATGCGGGAGCAACACCACCTGCACCCTCTGTAGCACTAGGCCACCCGTCGCAAGTTCCACATTCGTCTGGCCCTCCTGCTTCACCACAATCTCCAGGTGTGCCATCTGCGTTACCACTTATCGTTCCACTAGAACCACCGCCACCGATTGGACAACATTGGTCTTGAAATGTGCCGCCTACACAATCCCAAACCTCTTCTATTTCCTGACAGTCATAACAATTAGTGCATTCGTCACATGTAACTGTTGCTCCATCACCACCACTAGAACTATTACTAGGTGTACCAGAACCACTAACGGTTCCGCCAAGTGCTTGCCCTTCTGCCTCTGCACCACCACCACCAGCAATATATTCACCACTATTCCAATTCGATGCAGTGCCATCGACTACACCATAAGTACCACCACCTTCACCAACAACGAATGAAAATGATGTTCCAGGGCTGGTAGAAATTCCA